AGATTGTACGCTTCGTTGGTCTCGCCTACATACTGCATCAGCTGGTCACGTTGCTTTTCAGCCAACTCCATTTGCAGTCTCGCCACCTCAAGAGCGTTATCCCCTGCCTTGGCAATCTCCGTCTCAAACATCACCCTCAACGCTTCTTCGGATTTCTGTCTCTCTGCGTTGATGCGGTTCTTCTCAAGGTCATCATAGGTGTTCGCATATTTCTGTGCTATGGCAAGTCTTAACTCGCCTTTCTGCTCCTCGGTGTATTCCGCTTGTTCGATGGACAAGAGGTCAAGAGCCTTTTGTTGCTCTAATTGTTGCAGTTTTAGGTTGTATTCCTCTTGTGTCTCTTTCTGCACTCCCGACAGCAGGATTTCGATGCGTTTCTGCTCCTGCTGAATGGATGTTTGTGTCAACTGCAACTCCAGTTTAGCGGAGTCAATGATATATTTCCGCTTCAACGATTCAATCTCTGCAAGGATGGTTGCCGTGAGATACTTTTCCTTTTGCAAACGTGCTTCAAGGTCGGCAATCTGTCGGTCGTACTGGGTCTTGAGTTTCGCCCTCTGTTGCTCTGCGTTGTCCTCAATCATGGACAATAGCAAATCCTCATACTTGCGTGTTTCGTTGAGTATTGCCTTGGAGTTATCAACAACGACCTTTCTTGTTCGGGTGGTGTTTGCTTGTGTCTGTTTGCCGAGTTCTTGCTCAAGGTTCGCCCTCTGTTGTTGCAGTCGCATTGTGCCTTGATAAAAATCCTTTTCAGCGTTCGCAAGTTCAACTCTTGCCCTTGATACCGCCTCATTCATCTCTTTCTCGTTCTGCGATGTCTTGGAACGTGTCTCAAGGGTCTGCAGGCGAGTCTTGGCGAGTTCCACGTTGCGTTTCATCTCCTGCTCCTCAAGGTCAATTGCCTGCTCAAGCATTTGCTTTCTCTGCTCAAGGGTGTACTTGTCCTTTTGGGCGGCTTGGTTACGCAGTTGCGCCACCTTCTTCTGTGACTCCGCATTCTTTTCGGCATTCTCTCGCTCTTTCTGCACGATGTCGTTTTCGGTCTTTGCGGTCTTGACAGACAACTCAATATCATCGTTGAATTGCTTGATATACTTGCCGATGATGGGGAGTTTTTCTGCCCAACGTGACATCGTCATGATTGCCTTTCCTGCATTGATTGCAAGGTCAAGCATGTGACTCGCTATACCTTGAATGTAGTTGAGCAGATATTGCAGGATTCGGTTCAGCGGTTCAAGCACGATGCGGAGTTTCTGCGAGTTCTCCTCGCTTGACTGAATACCCTTGACAATTGCCATGATAGCGGCTGAAATGGCGGCTAATATCAAGACAACTGGGTGCGCAAGCAATGCCATCAGTTCAGCACCGAACGCACGGACTGCGGTCGCACCAGTCGCAAACGCTTGTTTGACTCCACCACTCAACAGACCATTGATGTTGTGGATGCCCTGCGCCCATCTACTATTCAACCCAAGAGCGTTCTTGATGCTGTTCTCATAGTTACCGACATTGCGATAATAGCGTTGTGTGGCGAATTCCGCATCCTTGAGTTTTTTCGTGACCTCTTCAATTTTCTTCGCATACTCATCACCTTTCGCTCCATCTCTCTCTGTCTTCGATAGGTTGTCGTACTCCGCTGTCAAGATGCTTAACTGCGCTCTCAATTGCTTCAACGACTCGCCATTCTGATGGTGTTGCTTGTTCTCGTTCATCAGTTCCCTTGTCAAAGTCCTTGATTCACCGCTCAAGTCCTTTTTCTTGGCTCGGATGTTGGCAATCTCCGCACCAAGTTTGACATATTCTTTTCGTTGCTCCTCATCGGCTGTGTCAAGTGCATTTTGCTGGTCTACCAGTTTCTTTTCAGCTTTCGTCAATTCTTCAATCTCCAACTGATAACTCGCTATCTGCTCTGCAACGCTACCCCAATCTATTTTCAAGTCAAGGATGGCGGTTTCTGTAGTTTCTGCCATGTTCTAATCTCCTATGTTTTGGTTAACATTAACAATTTTACATCCGCAATATATCCGCTTGTGCGCTTGATTTCCACCCATGCGAAATTCTGTCCGTATTTGGCAAGATAGATTGGTGTGTCCTCTTTCAGTTCTCGCACATCAATATCCGACAATAGCATTCTTTCGCTGATGACCTTGCAGTCGTTCAGAGATGCATACAGACCCGAATAATTGTTGTTGATGACCGACTGCATATCATAACGAGTGTTGTGGTAAACGAATGCGGAATAGTAATCAATATGATGTGCAGTTCCAAGCATCACGATTGTCGGATTCGGAGTGCCTTGCAAGAGTTTCTCCGCATCCGTACTGGGTGCAGTCTTTTCCCCCGAATAGACATCGTACCAGTCGTTAGGGAGTTCGATGAACGGCACACGATATTGGCGCATTCGGTCAATGCCCTTTTCAGCACATGAAAAAACCGACTGAAAGGCAACTGCGCTTTCGGGTAGTTGTCCGTTGTCTATCGTTGCTATTCCGTCATGGTCTAGCATCAGATGGTCGTTGTCCTTGTATTTGTATTCGTTCGTCTGTGCGTAGTCTCCGAACTTAAATTCCACATCATCTGCGGTGGTGGTTCTCGCTGACAGCAACCGACTGCTCCAATCTATTGCAGGATTTGAGAACACATCCGATATCTTTACGAACTCCAATGTATCTGGACTTGACTCTAGCGAACGGATAAAGCAACCAGTCACTACGGCAATATGCTTGATTAGGTCTATTACCTTGACATCAGGCAAATTCGCCATGATATCGTAGTTAAGACCTACCGTCATTCTGTCGGGTAGGTCATACGTGATTCCAACTGCGCCACCACTCTGCCATGTCAGCGGTAGAACGATTGTCGGACTGAAGATTGGGTGTGTCACTCCAATATGGTAGATACGCAACACATCAGATGCCGTGATGCTGATTTCAACCGCTCCCGAATATGTCAAGACCACTTGCTTTGTCTGCCCTGCATAGCGTTGTAAATCTTGCGCCTTATACACGCTTTGACCACCGACCGACATAATTGGTCGGCTGATGCTCTTATACTCGCCCTGCGTGATGTTATGCACGTACAAAGGTGTATTAAGATAGAGTGCGAGTATCTCAATGTTCTTTTGAGTAATCGGAACACTACCCGACAAAACCGCTCCCGTGACTCGCACATAAGCGGTCGTATCACTTACCGCCTTGACCTTGTTGACAACATCATCAACGCTCAATGCTGAACCATCCTCTTTCGTGAACTCAAGGGATGCGGTTGTTATCTTGATGTCAAGTCCGTTGGATGATGTTATCAGCGTTTGCCCGTTGAACGTACCATCAAGGGAGACACCCGACACCGATTGTTCCGTGACCTTGTCTCCGCTTATCATGACCGCCAACCAATTGACCACCTCTTGCACCGATTGCGGAAAGGAGAATCCGACACCAGTCTGCGCAGTTATCAGATTGAGCAACCAAGGTACACGAACGCATGGAACGGTCGGTGTGTGGTATGTGGACACCGCAAAAGCGTAGATGGAATATCGGTCTACGTGATGCATATCTTCGGGGATGATGATGTTGTCATAGATGTCGGGGTAAAGATAGCCTGCGCTTTCAAGGTCTGCGATGGATGCATACTCGTTCGGTGTGTTCTGATAGGTGTATGGCAATATCGCACCTTGTGCCTTGATATCCGTGAGTTTCATGTTGCCAGTCAGCAATGTTGCCAATGTTGGTTTAACACCCCAAATAACCGCAATCTTGATGCTTTCGGAATCAATGCCAAGCAAGTAAGCCGTTCCCTCGTCTATGAGTCGGACTCCGTCATTTATGTAGGTGCAAGTGTGCGCCATGTAAGGAGCTGCCGTATTCGCTCCAAGCAAATCTGCATCACCGAACAAAGCCATGTTTCGGTCTGTCCTTGGAAGCGCAATCGAATACGTTCTGTTGCTCTCAATCTTGTCAATCATGACGAAAAGATTGGACTTGATTGCAAGCGTTACAAGCGTATCCGCACCAACATCGCACATCTTTCTGTCAATGTATATCTCTTGCATGGTCGTTACACTCCTTGATAGTTATAGGTCGGCAGAATGACGGAGAACGAAAAATCTTGGAAATCCTTGTGCCTCTGCCAAGGTGTACTCTGTGCCGTGATTCGTACTTGTTCCCATTGTGGCTCATCGTCTCCGTCTCTGCCAAGATATCTGTCAACCCTAGGTGAGTTCAGAATCGTTTTGAGGAATGCGAAAGTTTCAGCATCCACCATTGATGCCCCTGCTTGCTTCGTCATCGTTGATGCTCGTTTCTCACGATGACCGAACCAACCTTGGTATCCGACTGACTCTGTATAATGGTTCATATCGTTGCGCAGGATGTCTTCTGTGACCTCTGACACATCCGAATCACCCAACCAACTGAACAACCAATAGCAATAAAAACCTTGGTTATCCAACCATCGCAGATACAACGCTTTCGGGCATTGCTCCTCGCTGACATCAAGCGTGATTCTGTCAACGATGTCATCTCCATCCAAAGCAGAAAACGATAAGTCAAACACATTCGGGAATGTGGTTGCGCTGATTTCTCCGATGTTGTCTTGTATGACCAGGTAGTCGGTTATTCCAAGCGTTTCAACTGGTAATTCATAGATGCCAGTATCGTTGAATGTCTCCAACGAACTAGTGTTGCCATCAATCACGTATGCAATGCTGTTCCCTGCTTCAGCGAAGATGCCAATCGTGAACGGATAATGCTTGAACCATGTGCGCTTTCGGATTGGGTTGAAGACCTCACCATGACGGAGACAACCGAAGATGTAAGTTGTCTGAAAGGTGAAAGTGAGTGTCACAAGCGCATCAACGTATGTTTCCACGCTGACATCAACTGCGATGGTGTGGTTGGTGTTCGTTGTCTGTGCCGTGTTCGGTTCTTCTTTCTCTATCTCCGCAAAAATAGCTCTCGCCAATGCGGACAAGTCAAATTGGCAATTGCTTGCGAACGCTATTCGCCTTTCGGTGTGCGTGTGTGTGCCATCCGTCATCGTTGTGGTTACGTACTGACCATGCGTTCCCTTAATCAGCAATGGTGACGGATTAAAGGCGAAAGCAATCTCATCGGGATATCTTATATCTCCCTCTGTCGGTGTCGAATAATCTCTCATAACGATTTTGTCTCCTCTGCGAAATGCAAGTTGATGGTTTGTACCTCTGTCTTCGCCAATTCAAGCAATCGGTTGCTGATATTCTCGATTGCACGTTGAACAGCTGATGTGTAGATGTCTTGTATCCTGCCACTATTCTTGTGTTCACGGAACAAGAGTGTTCCCTCTTTGTGTATCTTCTTCGTGATTGCCCATGCGAGTGAGATGTTGTTCCCATCGTCCGCATAGACACCCTTTGCTTCCATCCATGCCAAGATACGTTGGAACAATGTCGGATGATGCGGTGTCGGATTGATGGTCGGACCTCTACCGATTTCCAACGTATCAAAAAATTTTCGTCCGTACAACGTACCGCCATCAGGCTTCATGACAACGTGCATACTGCGACCAGTCTCACCAGTTGCGTTGCGACCGAACCTTGATAGGTTCTGCAAGATGGTTGCACGTAACTTGGTCAGTTCGTCAAGTATGACCTCTTGCGATGAATGTTCTAGGTCTGCCATAATCAATCGTTGTAATAGATGGTTAATTCTCCGTTTTGCTTCTCTACGACCCAATCATCAAAGCGAACAGAATTGCAGTCACTCTGTATGTATCCATTAGACAAGTGATACCAGTTGCCAACACCATCCTGCTTTGAGAAAAGGAAATAGGCGAAAGGACTCACGTTTGTGTTACCTTTCGTTTGCGCCTCTGTCATCATCTCATCCCACTTTGCGATGAGCGTAGAATCCGTGATGTTGACTCCGATGGGAAAGGCAAGAGGCAGGACGCCACCGCCACCACCACCCGAAGATGCAGGAGCGTTTGTCCAAAGTCTGATTGCTCCGTCCTTGAAATAATAGACTGGGTGTTCTGCTCTCAATTCGATGGATGTGGCATTGTAGGCATACCCCAAATAGATGTATATCTTGCCGTCCTCGGTCGTTGGAAGCGACTGCACGATGGGTTCGTCCGCATCCATGATGGCAGAGCCGTCCGCTTGTGGCGCACACTTGACATATACGGGTCTCCATGATGTTAATGTCAGAGCCGAACCAGTTCGGTTGAAAGAATAACCCAATGTCAAAGTATAGATAATCCAAATCGTTGATGCCGTAATGTTCGACCCTGCTGTGAAATTGGTGTTCGCAGATGTATATACAATCTCTCCAAATGGGTCGATTGGTCGTTGGTTGACTGGTCTTGCCGATGTGGCATTGTTGGTAGAATTGACCGATGCAGGAACAAATTTCTTGCCGTCAGCAGATGTGAAATATATCTTGTAGTAACGTGCCGTGTCGCTTGCAGGGAGTGTTCCGCTGTTACCACGGACTTGATATCCGATGGTGTCGGTATTGGCATCATAGCCTCTGTAACAGCACCACGCACCCTTTACGCTTCCAACGGTGACATTGGCGCAATACACAAACAACATCGTGTAGTTGATGTTGAAAATCGTTGTGTCAGCGGTCGCAAGGGTCATGTTTGAGAATGCAGGATGCGCCCCAAGTCCGTTGATGTTAATCGTAAACCCTGCGGCTGATGTTACAACGCTATTGCGGAGCATCACGCACGTTCCATCAACCAACTCCGTGATTCCGTCAACGTGAGCGGTAAACACCTTGCTTGTAGATGTGGAGTCAACGACCGCATAAGGAATTGTGGCGGTCTTCTTTGCAGTCGCATCCACATCCAACTTACCGCTGATGTCTTGATGCTCGGTGAGGTATCCTTGCTCATCCACCCAATCTTCGGTTGCGTAACCGTCAAGGCTCTGATGCTCCGTGATGAATCCGCTATCGTTTTGCAGTTGTGATGTCTTGCTTGGTATCTGCGTTGATGCAGGGAGCGCACCGACCTCTTGAGCGGTGTATGATGGCTTATTAGGTGCTTTCGCCCATGCAGGGACAGACGGGTCTGTCTCTTCTGTCAGATATTCTTGTGCTTCGACCCATTGCTCTGTAGCGTATCCGTCAAGGTCGGGAATATCTGTCTTGTCCGCTTTCGTTGCTAATGCGGTGTTGACCTCGCCTTTGGTGTAGTAGTCACCACCACTCATGTAACCTTGTTGTCGCACCCATTCTTGGGTTGCATATCCTGCAAGGTCATCTTGATTGACGAACCCTTGCCCGTTGACCCATATCTCTGTGGCATAACCATCCAAGGACTGGTGTTCCGTGAGAAAACCTTGGTTCTGCACCCATCGTTCGGTAGCATACCCAATCAGAGACGGAATGGATGACTTGGTGGCATAGATGGCATTGGCATCCTCTTTCAGCAGATATGATGTCAAGTCAACCATCTGCCCCATCGGAATGTGCCATGCTGATGGGTCTAGATTGTCTCCACACGTTCCGTTGGCATCTTCCAAGGTCAACTCCACCATGACACCAGTATGGATGTTCGCTCCACTCTCATAGATGGTGGTGTAGTTGTAACTAGCAATCGGCACGAAGACACCACTCGCATTGATGGCTGAAACGAAAGTGCGCATAGCACTCCGCATTCGGTCAACTGCATTGATGTTCTCCGTTCCATCGGCATCCCTTGGCACTACATCAACGAATGCTAACAAGATGGACTCTCTTTCATACACTCTCCCATGACGGAAGAAACCACCGCCCGACACACTCAAGATGTTGAGTATAGCAGGATAGGTGGCATGGTCTAGCAATCTGTCAACATCATCCCAACTCCCGAACAGACATGAGTAGTTCGGTAGGATGGACTGCGCAATTGACTGCAAAACCGCTGAAAATCTACTTTCGATGTTGTTTGATGGCATTTAACTGAATCTCCTGCAAACGCTTGTTACATATGAAATAATCATGGTCAATCTTCATGCATTGATAAACAATCAACCAAGATGTCTTCTGTGCTTCCTCATGGTCATGGATGCCCATTCGCCTAGCATACCAGTCTATCAGACCGAACACCCCATTATCAATCTTGTCAAACCCTGCCTTGATTTCGTCAGCCGTCCTCGGTGTGTCCAGCTTCTTGAATAGTCGGTTTATCTTCTCCACCTCGCCCATGACCCACGCAACGAAGAGGATGACATCAACCGCCCTGCATCGCATCAGTTTCCTTGGCTCAATGCCCAATAGCAATTTGCACACACCAGTTATGGAATCCTCTTGCTTGAGTTGAGACAACTGCAATAGTGTTCCGATGCTCATGTCGTTCAAGTTGGACATCGTCTTCACCTTTCCGACCTTTGGCGGTGGTGCTTTTGCAGTTCCAAGTTGGAAGTCGGAGAACTTGGCGAGAAGCAACCATCTTGCCAAAGTTATTTTCTCCGAAAATCGTCTCTGCGGTCGTTTCATACTCTCTCCGTGTAATTCATCCAACTTTGATATTGTGCGCCCTAGAAACGCTCTGTGGGCGCATGACAAGGTTTCGCATACACCAATAGCGGATTGCATCTATTGCGTGATTCCATGAATCAATTGGGTCGTTGGTTGGGTCTCCGCTTCTGCTAGTCTTCCACTTGTACCGACCGACCTCTTCAATGAGTCCTGCGGAATGGCGAGTGATGTTCCATTTATATCGTCTCATGATGTCTATTCCGATTCGGATGCTATCGTTACCCTTGGAAGCAGGAACGACATTGATTCGTTCGCTTCGTATCTCCGCAATGGATTTCGGCTCTGCTGAATCCGCAACGACTGGGAACAATGCAGATAGGTGGTGTGCCTTGATGCGCTGTGCTATCTGTGGGTTGGTGAGTCCAGTCTCATAGATAACGCAATCGAACCATAGTTCCCCATGGGCGAGTGCGCAGTCAACCAATGCCGTTGGGTCTTGACTGAAACCAAAGTCCAACCCAAACCCTCGCACCTTGCATTCGCTTGTTGGTGGCATGGCATCGCAGATAGACCAGTCACGGATGATTAGACCCTCTAACTTGCCCGTCAGTCCGTATGTGTACACCTTTCGCAGTTCCTTGTCTTCGATGCTTGCTATACGTTCAGCCATGTCCGATGGCAAGAAGAGATTCTGTCGGTAGTCGGAGATTATCAACTTGACACCTTGACCGCCAATAATCTTGTCATGAACCCAAAACCTTTCCGATGGGTTGTAATCTATCCAAATTTTCTTCTTGGTACGGATAGCAAGTTGCCAATACACATCGTAGTTGATGCCATTCGCCTCGTTGACGAACAGATAATCACGCTTTCCCGACTTGGCATCCTGCTCGTCTTCGTATGACTTAAACTCAATCAGAGACCCATTGTAAAATACTATTGTGTGCGTGCTTTCATTGATAACGCAACGCTTTGGCAAGATTTCGTCATCAGAGATGATGCCTTTAATGTCTCGCCATGCGCCTACTTTGATGTTGGGCAAGTCTTGACCGACCACGGTACAAACAACCCTCCGCTCCTGCACTGCAATCATGAGCAGGACTTGTAGGATGGTGTATGTCTTTGCAGACGATGTTCCACCTTGGTTCACATAGACTCTATAGTTAGAATCTGTGTTTGCTTCGTACATCTCCTTAATGATATTCATCTTGTCAGTATTCCAATAAGTTGTCTCTTGCCCTAACCTCGTCTTCTGATGATGCAGGGATGATGCCCGAAGAGACGAAGCGCACCACCAGTTCGGGGATGTCCTGCAATGACTTTTCGTTATATCCTCTGCTCCGACCTTTGGTCTTGAGGTAGAATATTGTTGCGGTAGAATCTCCGCTATCCACCAACGACATGAGTTTGCCCTCAACGAAATCAATCTGTCTCTCCTCGGCATCTTTCAAAGCTCGCTCAAAGTCGGGGTCTTCCTTTCGCCAGTTGTAGATTGTACCTCGGTCAAGTCCAACCATGTCGCAAGCGGTAGATATTATCGCATGACATTCTTCGTATGCCTTTAGGAACTCGCCTTTTTTATCTCGCTTCATCTGTCTGTGGCTTTTTAGGTTGTTGAAATCGTTGATTTTACCGCAAACATAACAAAATCAGTTGAGTAACGGAAAAAGAAAGTGCAAAAATTAGTTATTTTGGCGAAAAATTGCGTGTAAAGCGTTTTCTCCGCAGATTGGTACATTTTACCACCGAACAATTATCGTGCATCATGGAGCGTTTTATGCGTTTCTGTGGCTCTCTCCATCTGCTCGGTCAGATTCTCATGCCATGTCAGTCGGATGTTGATTCGTGGTCGCTTTCGGTCAATGTGCTTGTGCAGGGTCAAGTCGGTGCAAAGCACATCATCCTGGATGACATCGTTCTGCGTTAAGCAATCAAGGATGCATTTGGATGCGTTGTCAATGTCTTTCTGTCTGTTCCCAAAGAAGACATCAATCTCGCAAGCGAAAGGTTCTGAAATGTGCAATCCCTTGCCCCGACATTGCAGGGCAAAGGAACGCTCATATTGTTGCAGTTTGGTAGTCTTGCCAAGTCGGGCTATTGTCCGTCCGTCTCTGTAGCGAAGAGTGATAATCTTATAGCAATTGGACTTGGACGGCACATCCCCTTGGATGGTCATGGTCAGTTCTCTCATGTAGTCTTGATTTCGTGTTGGTCATTCCATCCCAGTTGATAACCGACTGCGAGGACTTGACGGATAGTTGCGTATGCATCTTGGCTCTCTTTAGAATCCAACTTGGAATCAATCTGAATGTGTTCGTCAAATAGTTGTTGGATGAATTTGTCCGACCTCTCTTTCTCTCGCTTGAAGAACTCGTTGACATCTTCGTTTGCCTCAAAGTAGAATGTGGTCTCCTTGAAATCGTTTATGTCTTTCCACTCGCTCATATTGCCCCCCTTTCCACTTTCCATTCCGTCACTTCGTTAAACCACTTGCCTTGCCAGTCATGTGCATTGATGTCCAGATGTGCGGTTATCGTCTCGCCCTGCTTGATGTTGAACTTCTCAATGTTCTCGCCCTTGACTCTGAAGACACATTTCTTCGGGTATTGCCCATCGGTTTCGATGACATACTCTCTATGTTTCCAAGCGGAGCCGTTCTTGCTGATTCCTGCTTGTTCTTCCATGACGGCTATTATCCGTCCGCTAATTGTATTGTCCATATTGGTTGATATTGTTTAGTTGGTTATTCTGTCAAACTCTCTTCAAATAGTGTGGTGTAGTGCTTGCTTGAGCCGTTGGCGAACAACCGCTCAATCTGACATCCCCTGCTATAGTTCCACCCATCGCAGAGGAGTATGGCATCGCATTTTCGCAACAAGCGGAGACAAGCCATCATGGCATCTTCCCAAGTCTTGAATCCCTTGTTGCGTTCGTATGGGTTAACTGGTTCATGTCCGTTGCGGATGAGCAATTCTTCCGCTTCCTTGAACCGCCTTTCGGCTGTCTCTTCTTGCCCCGAAATGGGTGCGCTGATATAAACTTTCATGCTAGTCTTGTTTTGTAGTTAATACACTTGAATCCTTTTCGGGGTTCAAAGTTGTCGAAATCGGTCACTTGATATACTTGGTGCTTACTCGCCCATGTTGCCATGTCCTTTTGCCATTTCGGGATTGGTCTGTTAGGGTTGCATGGGTCACGGAATGGCGGTGCATAGGTATGGATGTTCGCTCTGTGTTCCTGCTTCAGCTCGTTGTTTCTGCGCCACCAGTACATCAGTCTGTTGTAACACTCCGTGAAATTGTCGTTAAGCATCGCATAGAGGATATACTCACCATTGTAACCATGTGCGTTGATAAGTGCTATGGCTCGTTCGCAATGGTCAATCTGTGCAGTTGTGTCGCATCCGAACCGTATACGACTCCCCATCCACCTAATCTGTGCGAGTTGTTTGGCGAACTCATCAGTAACCAGTCTTGCATCCAAAGCTTGGTTAAAGTCAACCCTATAACCATTTCGGATTATCTTGTCGAATTGCTCATGTGCGTAGTCGGGAAGAGCGAGGATGTTGTTGTCCATGAGTACAATATTAGTCCTGCCCTCAATCGCAATATCCTCAATGTCCATGTAAGCCCGGACTTTGCCCTCTTTTTTGGGAACGACACACCACTTGCAATGGTTCGGGCATCCCCTTGTTAGAAATCCATATGCGGTGTTTCTTGGTACGCTTGGATAGATGCTGTAATCGGGTTGCAGTCGGTCTATCTCTTCGGGTAGTTCCGATGTCAAGTCGTAGCCAGTACCGCCAAGGATGAACTTGTCTGCATGGTATTCAAGTCGGTTGAAATCGGGCGAGAAATTGAATATCTTGGATGCGTAGATGATATCGTAAGAGCCGAAGATGGGTTGCGCCCACTCCACATCATCACCCTGCATCTTGTGGTAACGTGAGATTTTAGCTAGGGCAATGTTTGGAAAAATGGTCGCTCCCCTCTTCTTTTTCGCTGAATGGTTGTCTATGTCAAGCAATCCTATTCGCATGGTGTTCTAGTCCTTGAATGGTAATTGTGGCAATGTGTTCTGTTGCTCCTTTCCAAGTATGAAATCGCAGATAAAGTTACGTGCGTAGTCGGGATGAATCATTGAGCGTTCCTCGCTACAAACACCGCTTTTCGCAGAGCCTCTGCTTGAAAGGATTGTCTTTGTCTTTTTCTGCCTTTGCAGAGACAATCCGTTTGTGTGTTCGCAGTTAACGAACCAATATGCGGTCGGTTTCTGATAGATGTCACCTCTTCTTGTTCTGTCGTTGTCAACCAAGGATGGCGGCATCACGAAATTCGCTTTCAGAAAGGTCTGTTCTGCCCAAGGATTTTCCATAACCATACGCAAATTCTTTTGATAGGCTACAGAAAACATCTTCACGCATATTGCGAAGAATCGTTCCCGATTCGCTGACCGCTCAAGGATTTTGTCTGTCTTCTCTTTCATATTTAATGCCCGGAAGTTCGTTGAGTTAAAACTCATGCTTGCTTGGCTGATTGCGCAAAAGTAGATGCAGGGAAAGAATGCGATTATTAAGTCATCGCAAGTGATTGAGTCAAAGATACTTACCCCCCCCTCATACGCTTTCTCAATTTCGGCAAAGAGGTCAATGACATGGTCGGTCTGCCCGAACTCATTCTGTATGTCGTAGTCCTCTGCGTGAATCCCGAGTTTCTTGAACTCGTTCTTGAAAGTTCCGCTCTGTTCAAAGAAGCAATGCACTCTGCCTTTAATCTCCATAATCTGTCAGTCCTTTACTCGTTCAATCTTCGCCAACGGCTCTTTGCCGAATCGCATTGGTGCGTTGCCATCGCAAGTCCATCTCTCGTCTTCGGGAATCTCCGTCCAAATTCGGTGCTTCAGAACTTGGTGGATGTCGAAGAGTATGTCAGCGTATTGGTCGTAGTGTATATCTTTGTACTCATCATCACTCAATCCCCAAAAGCGTTTCTTGATGCGCTTGCATAGGTCATCGGTCTCTCTCCGCATCTCTCTCCATCCGCAGTCATAGACAAGTGATGTTGGATTGCCAGTCGCTTCCTTACTGCGTTTCTCCCATGCGCTTTCCATGAGTTCACGCAACACCCAGTCTTGACCGCAGATGAGCCTTGCAAATCGTTCGCAAGCGTACGAAAGCACTATGACTTGCATTCTTGTCAGATGCAGGATGTAATCTTGCTTACTTGTCTTCTGATTCGTTGTTAGTCTTCCCATCGTGCTTCTCCTTGTTCCGTCCGCTCTTGATGATGATGTCTCCCATGTCAACGTATTGTGGTTCTCCCTCATGCCATTCGGTGGGGATGCCCTGCCATTGGTGGAAGAGTTGTTCAAACTCGGACACATCTGTTATCCATCCTTGTCTGTTCTCCTCTCCGTGAATCATTGAGGCGAACTCACGTGTAAACAGCGTGAACGCACCCTCAAGATGGTTCATCATGCGCTTTATGCGACCCAGTTTCATTCCGTAGCGTTCGATGACCAGCTCTGCTCTTGCTGTCTCAATGGATGCCAACGAGATACAGAGGTAAGATGCAGACAGCAGGATATTGATTCTGTCTAGCGCACCATCCTCTCGCATCTGTTCGACTATGTTCTTCTTCACTCCGTTCATTTCTTTCTGCGTTTTAGTTTTTGCGCTTCCGATTTCATAGCCTTTAGTATCTGTCCATCGGAGTGCAGTCTATTGAGTTTGAGCAACTCCAAGAACTTGTCTCGCCCAAGGTCTTTATAGACCTTAATGAAATCCTCACGAACGAGGTCACATGGTTCTCCTGCCTCAATTGCCTTGTCTCTGCCCTCTTGATTCGCAATAAGAGTGCATTCCCATAGGTCTCTGCCGTGCTTGTCAAGAATCCAAAACGTGTGTCCGTTGTATTGTATTCTTCCGTAATATCTTGCCACGGAAAGTTGACTATTTGCCCAAAATTCTTCCGTCATGCAGATTGGTGTTTTCTGAAATATTGCCATTGTTTTTTTGTTTTTAGTCAAACAATAATTCGTCAAGTGAATACTCTGTGAATAATTTCCTATCTAACTTTACAAATTGACAGAACTCTGCGAGGACATTGATGATAATCTTGTCATCCGTCTTGGAGATAATGTATTCTCCATCATGAGTCCTTGCAATTATCTGCACGTCCTTAATGTCATTTGTTGTCATTGCTCTTCCTCCTTTTTTGTTCTTAATAATAGTTCCACACAAGCATCCACGGCACTCTCATGCCATTCAGAATACATATCATTCCAAAAGACTCTGTAGTGGTTATCTTGACTTGACACCAACTCTACGCAGGGCATCTGTGCAAGTAGTGCTGAAAGACTCCAACAAGGGATTAGTTTCCAATACTTATCCCATCCGTTTAGTGCTTCATCAAAACACTCTTGCATTTCCTTTACTGTGTGAAGATTTGCAGAAAATTCATCAGTATAATTAACTCCTCTTATAGAATTGTTACACCATGCCATATCCGCACTCTCAATTGGCAGTATATCTGCCAACCACTTGCTTTGATTTACATCTGTATATGCTTTCATGATTCATTCTTCTTTATAAATTTGCGCAATTGCTCTACCAATAAGAATCGGTGTAATAAACCATCCACAAATGAATCCAAAAGCAACATTAATAATATAAATTGCAATAGAATCTTTTGAATCATACATCCAAGAGATGTACACTAAACCACTGAAAAACACATATAACAAAACTTCTTCCATATCTTATTCTCCTTTCTGTGCTTTAAGTCCTAGTTCGTAGTCCATAATCATTCGTCTGTTACTCTGAAACAATGTTCGTTTACTCGTTTGTACTTTCGTGCAGGGTTATAGTTCTTGATTAGTAGTTGGATTTGTTGATGTGTCAGTCTTGGACAATCATGTTCCTTGAAAATCTCCGCATCTCCCTGCCTTTGTCCGAAATTGCGCAGAGGATGTGTGTAGTTATAGCCCATGTCATTGACCATGACCACACACACCTCATAGCCGTTGTTATATCGTAGAGTGAAATACATTGTCAGTCGTTATTTTGCTTCACTTGGTCACCAATAAGCCTTGCTTTCAATTGCTCCAGTACGATATCCCCACCGTATACAACAACTGATGCAAGTTGGAAGATGGTGATGTTGCTGAACGCAGACCAAAGTCTCTTCATCTCATCTGTTGTTGGTAGAGGTTTACCCTTGTACCAAACAAGAAAAAGGAACACGAAGATATTGACTTTCCACTCTTCTGTCTCAACTATTGTCTCCCATCCGTAAGTGTTCGGTATGTCGTTGCCGTAGTTGTAATGGAAGACCTTGTCTTCAACTACTCTGTCTTTATCGTACTTGTATTCAAGTATGACCCTTTGCTTAAAGAAATCTTTACCCATATCGTAGATTATTTAAACCAAATTCCTTTCTCAATGTTCGGAGACCATCTCAAGATTTGCAGTTCCTTTCCGTCAACATAAGCGTTCCATGTCTTGACGAAGAGCATCATTCTGTGCTTTGCAGGAATGTGTCTGTTAGACATACGGTCATTAGTCATCATTCTCCTTAAAAGAGAAATAGTCGCATTTGTGCATTGTTCACGTTCTGTCAATTGCTCAAAGAATGAAAGCACATACGATTGCTCATAGTTCCGCTCTTTGACGAGATAGGCATGATATGCGCCAAGTTCTGTAGCAAGAAAAGCACCGCATCCGTCTTTAACCTCTCGTCTTGACACAGCAAGGATGTATGTACAAAAGTCGGTATCTCTGTTGTATTCCTCAACTAAAGTAGAGTTGCCGACCATGTCAATGGAAAGACCCTCAACGTGTGTGGAAAGTAGTATGTACTTTCGGATTATGCTTGCCAATGTCGTACCGTTATGGATGCCATTGCATCGGAACACATCACCGCCAGACCTCGCCTTTCCGCTATCAAGCACATTGAATGTAGATTCGGGGAAACCGAATCCGACAAGGAACTCACAAGTGACTCCACTCTGAACAACAGCAGTCAATCTGTGTTGTCCATTCAGTAGTACTCCGCTTTCGGAAAAAATAATAGCATCGTTTGAAAGAGTCCAAAGACCTTTCTTCATCTCGTTAACATACTTGCCGATGTAGCGTTTGTTAAGCACCCTATTGCTTGTGTTGTGGCTGAGATATTCTTTAGCCAGCTCGGGTGTAACAAGAATCTTTTTAATTTCTGTCATGATTCTGTGGTTTTAATGAGTTATTTTTGTTAAATTCTTCGTGTAAGAGCGTTTCTGCGCCCAAACGTGTGTTTGTACCATTTCGCAATTATAATGCGTTAGAAAGCGTTTCTCGGCTTCTCCCATGCGTAACGCAATACCTTGTACATCTTTCCTTGTGCGTCAACAAAGGTAAGGAGCCTTTTCGCCAGTCTTACGGCATCGGCAAATCGTTGCTTTGCCGTGTCCTCGCATCCGCTAATCGGTGCGCTGATGTATATTCGTTTCATCGTGTTCTCCCGTTTAGTTGGCTTTGCATATACTTGCCGAAAATCGGGCATTTGATGCAGTTGCATCCGCAGTTGGGATTCGCCTCGCAAATCTTGTCTAATTCAATCTCTGTCATGATTCTTTGGTTTTAATGATTAGTTATTTTTTGAAAAAATCGTCTCTGCGCAACGTTTGCGCTTTGAATATGTCATTTATTGCCTTTTCCGAGAAATGCGCTTAAAACGCATTATTTGCACCTTGGGCGGTATCGGAGTTCAAGATGCTCCGTGCCGTTGTCGTCTCGCCATCGGAATAGTTTTCTGATTTCGCCTTGTCGGTACAGATGTATGAGTGCTTTCTGTACCTTCCTGCGCTTGTCAATAATCCGTTGCATCTCGTCTGTCATGAGTACACCTCCCGTTCCAGTTGTTGGAGTTCCTCTTCGGTAACGAACCCGAAGCGGTAAAGACCGCCTTGTCTGATGTCAGCACCTTGTCGAAGCTGTTCTTTCAAATAGATGTTCCGTGCTTCGATGCCAGTCGGTTCGGTTGTGCGTTGTACTGGTTGTGTCGGTTGTTCGTCTTCCGTTGTCTGACTCTTATACCAAGGCATGAATTTCGCTCCGTATTGGCGCAGGATGTCTGTCGTGTCGAACTGAAAGTAAGAACTCTTGAACATGGCAGGGTACATGGCAAAATAGAGCATCATTTGGTAGAGGTTGCAAGTCTTGCGGTATGAGCCGTAGAATAGACTAGCGGCTGTAAGTGCCGTGTCTGCCGTGAATGGCTCTTTCACGGTTGAGAGCCGATAAAGCGAGAGATACAATTCACGCAGGATATACACCGATGTATCCTTTCCGAAGAGTGCATCCACTTTGTCGAGAGTCGGTGAATACTCCATCAAGCACCGTTCCTTGTCTGACAAGTAATAACCCAGTCTATCTGGACTAAAACAAGTCATCAACTTCTGTTGACTTCCAAACTTCTTCTGAAATGCCGAATCTTTCTCGTTCCCTGCGGAGTGCTTCTTCGTTCTCTCTGATGCTCCGCTCCCTTGGGGATTCGTGTTCATTATGTCCTTGATTGTTTCCATTGTTGTTAGGTTGTTTCTTTAGCCATGAATAAAAATGATTTCTGATGTCGTTTTCGTCAATATGGTGTGTGTCCTTTATCCTTTGGTCTGCAACAAACTCCGTTACCTTTTGTTTGTATTGTTCGGTAGTCATGTGCAGGGTCATCATAACTTGTTCGCTCCACACTTGGTTTGTTAGTGTTCCGTAGTTGTCACCAGTAGAAGACAAATTCAAATTCTCAAATTCACTTTTGATATTATCTTGTTGTGGTGTGAGGGGTGAAGAGTTTTCTTTCTCTCTCTCTTTTATATTTTCATTTTCTTCTTTATTTTTATTTTCCTTTTTATTTTTATTTTTATTTGTTAGGCTTTCGCTTTTCATTCGCTTTTCGTTCGCTTCCGTTTCGCTTCCGTTTCGCTTTTTTCGTTTTGGTTTTGTTCCGTTTTCGTAGTTCTTCCATCCGCTGTCAAGTACAATCTTTATATTGACCCATGCAACATCTGCAATGAACTGGTCTTCCGTGAATTTGGGTTCTTCTCTTGTCATCCCATAGCGAACGATTGCCCAAAGCAATGCATCTGCGCTATTTGGGTCACGCTCATGTATCTTAACCAGTTGTTCGTAAAACGAGCGGAAAAAACCGAATGAATCTCTTTCCATGTTGTTAAAACCTTTCAAAAAACGCAACCCCGAATCAGAGCCACTACTCTCTGAAACGGGGTCACTCGCTATTCAAATAGCATACCTTGGACTGCGGTAGTGGTCGCAGTATCTAATCCATTTGCAAATTTACAAGTTTCAGTTGACATAGTCAAGTAATTTGTTTACTTATTTTGCAATGAGTAAAGATTTCTTTTGACAGATGCCATCTATGATGGTCTGACACATATTCTCGGCAAGCAGGACACGTTCAACGAGCAAGTCAAAGTCTTCCTGCGGTGGTTCAATGGAGACGATTTTTAACCTAGCATCAGGCTTTAAGAAAGGATTGAAGACAACGAAATCCGTGACTGGTGTTCCAAGGCATGAGCAATGCGACACACATTGCCAGTAGTACTGCGGATTGACTTTTTTCAAGGTCTGCCAGTCGGTCACGCTTGAAGCATACTTGATGTAGGTCTTGCCTATTGGACA